CTGAACATATAACTGTTGTATCCAATCGTTTGATGCACTTACCGTCATAACTCTTATACTATTTCACAAGCTCCACCAGCACAAGCCGCTTCACCTCTTAAATCTGTATTATCTTGAAGTTCAGTAACTTTTGTTAAATCCACATCATGTAATGATTTCACTAATTTTTCAAAATCTTCTTCTGTACAATCTTCAAATGGCGCTTGAGTGTAAGTTCCACCATTGTATGGAAGTACTGATAATCCATTATAGAATTCTCTGTTATTCCACATCCAATCACCAACTAAGTCCCACTCATCTTCTTTAATAGAAACTGTTGCAGATACGTTATGTGTGTTTTGACCTGTTCTGTGTCCATTTTTAACCCACTCTTGTGATACTTTCTTAACACGCTCCAACATTTGGAATACTGATTCATGTCTAAGGATTGATCCTTGTGGTGATTTTTGTGGGATTGAGATAACTGCCGTATCGTGAGGACGGAAGTATTCATCTTCTACTAAATCAGGGTGGTTAGTTGCTAAATAAGAATAGATAGCCTCATTTTTACCAACACGAATTCTTCTTAGGTAGAAGTCATTGTGCCATGCGTGGATACCTGAAGAAGTTCCCAACACCAATGATGATGTTCCTGATGGTTTAACTGTTGTTGATCTTGCAGATTTGTTAATACCAATAAGTTTCGCAACTCTTTCGTTTTCAATGTTAACCATTTCAGCCGCTGATTTCATATCGTACCCTAAAACAACACCCGAACCGATTCCTGTCATTCCAACACCAATAAGTGCGTCTTTTTCAGTTGTTCTTTTCCAAACGTCTCTTAGGTAGTGAAAATCAGTATAACCTGCTTGTAATGTTCCAATGAACGCTGCCCCTTTAACTCTTGCTTCAAAATCTTCTTGTGATTCAATGTCAGACGCATTTACCTCACATAAGTTACAGAACTGATTAGGACGAAGTGCAATCTCACAACATGGGTTAGTTCCCCAATCTTTATCGTTTGATAAATAGATACCAGGCTCTCCTGCTCCTGATAATTCAATTCTTTTCCAAAGACCCGTAAAGAATTCTTTAGTAATTTTGTGACGAAGAAGTACTGCAGAGTTGTTAGCTCTACCTCTTTGTGCGTTTTGTTCCCACCAATTTCCTGATTTACAAGAGATCATATCCTCATCGTCAGCAGAGAATAATGAAATTAGTGCCGCTCTTCTGATACCACCTGCTAATACCGCATCTGCAATATGACATACAATATCGTGAGTCTCAATAGACGATAATTTTTGTCCGTCTTTTTTGTTTTCAAACACTTTAGTGATATTATGAATACAATCTTTAAGTGGTTGAGGACCAGGTGCTTTACCACCTGAAGTAACTAATAATGCTCCTTTATGTCTGATATCAGAAAAATCAAATATAGGTGTTGATGATTTAACACCAAAATAAGATCCAACCAATACTTTAATCGCATCAGCCCATCCCTCAATACTATCACCAATAAGGTAACGTCTTGTTCTTGTTGGGTTTGGTTTTTTAATCTCAGGTAATTTTTCAATGTGGTGTTTTTGTACTGAGAATCCAACACCTGTACCACCTAATAATAAAAACATAGTTTCAGAGAATGCATCAGGATGGTCAATCGGCGCGTAAGCGCAATTGTAAACTCTGTTTGGTGAAATCTCAATTGGTTTACCACCAAATTGTAATGATCTCATTGAAGGGAGAATTTTTTTATCGTATACCATTTTATATACTTCCTCAATCTCGTCTTTAATGTGGGGGTATTTCTTTTGGTGCATTTCTTTGTTTCTTGTTACCAACTCCTCCCACGTTTCCCGTCTATTTAATTCAGGAACAAACTTAGCGTATTTCATATACACCGTAATGTCGCTCAATATTCTTTGTGAAACATCCATTATTTATTTAATTTTAAAATTTAATTATTTGTAGAATCCGTACCGGTTTCTCTTTGTTTTCTTTTCTCAAGAACCTCCTTGATTCTTTGTCTTTGTCTCTCTTCTTTTTGTTCTTCAAGACCTAAGAACGTCATTGAACTTTCAGTATCAATATCAATCATTGCATTATCAAACTTACAATTCTCAAACACCACTCCATCGTCACCGATTCTTGATTTGGTTATCGCTATTGTCGCCAACTTTAACTCTTTTTGTTGTAGAGTCTTAGCTACCGAAATAATAACGTGTCCCACTTGTGCCTTTTTAATTGACCCCCCCATTTGATCTGTTGTTACGACCTCTGATGAAATAGACGCTCTATTTCCTTGTGTTGCGGTCCAACCAACGAGAGTCAATTCGTGACACATAGCTTCAAACCCCCTCATCACTGAACCTTCACTTTTCCATTCATCACCCAAATTCTTGTCAGGAACGACACAATCAATGTAGTCTAAAACGACCATATCAATCTTAATACCATCCGCAATCATCTTTCTAATTTGATTTTTTAATTGTAACATCGTCACAGTGTCGGATGGCAATTTTTTCATAATTAGTTTGTTAGGCATACTCTCTTCAATCTCTGCAACCTTAGCCATTACCTCTTCTCTTCTCTCTGACAAATCGTCAGGATGGATCTTTGTCCACAGAGTGAAGTGTTTTCTCTGTATTACTTTTGGGTTGTCTTCAAAAAAGACTTGAAGTACGTTATTTCCTAAATTAAATGCGTGGTTCGCAATCTTTGTTAAAATGGTTGATTTACCTACTCCGGTTGGTGCTAAGATAACACCAATTTCTCCTTTTGCCAAACCTCCTTTTAACAACTTGTCAATACCTGGTATCCCCATAGGAATTGGGTGTCTGTAATCATCATCAAGAACTTGTTCCATGTTAGAAAATACATCCATCATTGATGTATCTTTCGCACCTACTTGTAATGCCTCTCTAACTAATTCTTCAAGGGTGTCATAGTTCTCAAACTCTCCCCCATCAATAATTTTTTGAGCTTTACCCATTACCTTTTGAAGTTCCTGTTGTTTACAGAATTTTAAAGCCTTTTCTTGCACGAAACCTACGCCATCAATAGGTGCATCCTTAATCTTCTTAATTGTGTCAAGTACTATCTTTGACGCAATCTCTTGTTGCAACTCTGATTTTGTGATCTGTTCAAGGGTTTCAAAAGATGGTGTGTGATCAAATTTTTTGTAATATTCTCTAATCATCTGAACAAGTATTTTAAAATACTTGTTTTCAAAATAATTGTTCTCAATTACATCAATAATAGAGTGTGAGAAATCCTTGTCTAACACCATCTGATTTAGTAACTGTAATTGGAATGTGTTACCTAAATATTCAAAATTTTTACCTGTCGCCATACTTTGTTTTTCTTCTTTTGTAAAGATAAATACTCTTAGTTTTTGATAAATTCAGGATATGAAAAATTAAAGTTTCTACCTGAAAAAATGTCAGTAAGGGTTGAAAGTATGTTTTTCAACTTGGGGCGTAGGTCAACGGTATATCTCACCTTCGGAGGGTATACTTTAGCATCAAAGACTCTCTGACAAATTGTCAGGTCTCCTAACTTAATAATTAAATTAAAAATCTCGGCACCGTCCGTAATTGACGTGTTTAGCACCTCTGGATTTTCAGCAATTTCATATTGGTTGTCCAACATATAACTAACGGTTCTCATCTTTAAGTCGTATTGAAGTTCTCTACAAAGATCATCAATATAATCATAAAACTCTTCAGATTTGTGAGCGTTTCGGTTGAAACCTCTTACGTTAAAAAAACGTTGAACAACTATATTCTCATTACACATTAACAAAAATTCAATCTTTGTTATTTCTTGTTCTTTCATTCGTTTTGTTTTTACTTTTTGTTTCTAAATTTTGTTTTTTCCTTTCTTGTTAACTTCAGAAAAGGTTTCAAAAAACTAATCCAAGCGTCGTCACCCTTAGGTAGGTATTTGAAGAACCCATCTTCCATCATCATTTTGATTAGGTTTCTATGTCCTCTTCCGTCTGGATCCAACGACTCGGAGTAATAGTCCTTTACCATTTCCTTTTCTTCTTCATTTAATAGTGGATTATCTAAGTCAACAAGTTTGGTATTGATTACAAAGAATTCATCACCAAAAATACCTTCTTTTGTTTTTCCACTAAGTAAGTTCTGAAGAACAGTGTTTCCTTTTTCTTCACTTAAAATTTTAGTACTTCTACCCAAAATATAGGGTATTTCTACTAATTCTTCAAGCAACTCAGGAAATAATTTTACTAAAGTTTTCTCACCTAGATAAAATATCCCGTCAATGTTGTCAGAACTATCACCAGTGAGAATCTTTACGGTCTTAACATTATAATGTGGGAACTCAATATCGGATATTTTGATAGTTGATCCCATCTTATAATATTGTTTTGTGGATGGTGAATAAATTGTGACCTTATCAGAAATAAGTTGAGCCAAATCTCTATCACTTGAGAAAATGATTTTATCCTCATCTGACGATATTTTGCAGTAGTACGCAATTAAGTCATCAGCTTCCGCATGATCTGTCTCCAGTTGTCTTACAAACATCTCCTCAAGGTATTGTTTAACCCTTTGTTTCTGTTCTAAAAAAGACTCCTCTTTTGATTCTGTTTCTGAAGGTCTACGATTTAATTTATACTTTGGGTAGATAAGTCTTCTAACAGAAGAACTTGTTTTACTATCCCAAAATACAACAACTTTATTAAAGTTGGTTTCTTCTAAGAATTTACGTAGAGTATTTAAAAAATGCCAGATACCTCCAACGTGTTTACCGTTATGATAAAAATCTCTCACACCGTGAAAACCAATCTTTAGTAGATTGTTTCCATCAACCAATAACGTTTTTGACACTTAACTTTTTTTAAGGATTCTTACTCTTCTTCTTTCTTTTCTTTTTCCACTTTCAAATCAAAGTCACCATCAACTCCGATTATTTCTTTCCAATAGTCAGCATATTCTTTCTTATACTTTTCTATTGATGTCTTTTCCTCCGCAGTATCCTTACCCGGTAAGAATCCGTGTGGAGTCACAATAATTTTACCGTCTTCAAATCCAAGTCCATTAATATGATTTTTCATAACCGACACTTTTGTTCTTGACGCAAACTTTACAGTTCGTTTATCTTTTGTTGCCGTAATTTTTGTTGTTCCCGCACCTTTTTGATTACCAAATAAGAACACCAATGAAGAGTTTAACCAAATTGCTTCACCACCTTTTGCCTTTATTTTGGGTTGACCGAACGGATTGTCAGGTAATTCCACCCACGGCTGATTAACAATAATTAAGGTATTTTCAAATTTAGAGTCTGATTTACGAGACCCTGAAATACGTTGGTTTATACCCATACCAATTTTGTCCGCCAGTGTTGACGCATTATGTTGTTTACCACCTTTACCTTCATAAGTCATCTTACAAGGAACTGACCCAACTGAATCCCATAGGAAACATAACGAATAATCTAATTCACCTTTCTCTTGTGCATCCAATAATTCATTAATGTAATCTGTGATTTGTTCAATGTAGTCAAAGTTATTATTAAAGATGTAAAATCCATCCCAATCCAATTCACCCGTTTCGGTATCAACAACTTCATCACAATCAAACCCCATAAGTTTTGCATGTTCAAAAGACCATTTTTGTTCTGTTATAATAAATACAGGAAGAATACCTTTCTTCTGAGCATCTACCGCAGTTTTAACCAACGCAGTTGTTTTACCTGTATCGGAGTGACCCAATAACATATTAAGGTGTCCTATTGCCGGACCTGGTAGTCCAACAGCATCTAAAAATTCTGATCCAAGATCAAAAAATCTTTGTGGTTTATATTTTGCGGAGGTGGAAAACTTTTTCTTTACCGAACTGAAGTCGTTCTTTTTTAATGCCATAATGTTTTTAATTGTTATAAAAAATATAGATAAAAAAACGGGAACTCTAAAGGGTTCCCGCTTAAAATTTTATGATACTTTAATTAGAATGGTAAGTCCTCATCAACCTCATTATTTGCTTGTGGATCTGCCACTTCATTGATTGATTTTGACACAGGTTTTGACCCACCTAACGATACTTCGGATGTTGTATCATTTGAGTATGAGTACCCACCTTTTTCAGAATCCCAACGTGGAGTTTCTCCTCTTGCAATTGCCTCCAAGTACTCAACAGGTTTTTTAGAGTATACGTCCTCCCAAGTCAATTCATCATTAACCCAAGCATCCATAGTTTCTTTGTCCTTGTGAGTCGGTGCTGGATCATCATACATAACTGTTTGAATAACCGTATACATTGCCCCTTTTGGGGTTTTTGCTTTAGTTAACTCAAGGATTAAGTCACGACCGTTATCAGCATCTGTAACGTCACCTTTCGCTTTCCAAATTGGAATAATTTTATCAAGGATCCCTTCTTGTTTGTAGTTGTGTTTGAATCTCCAAAACTTAACACCGTCTTGTTCGTTATCACGATCAATTACCTTAACAATATAAAACTTACGAGCTTTGTATTGTGTTGCCAATTGTTTGTCTGAATCACGACCTGTTGACATCAATTCTTCGTAAACCTCATTTAAAGGTGAACGTTCGTTGTCATTTTTTCCCGGATCATAAAATTTTTGGAATTTGCCGTCCACTTGGATTTCGTGGAACCACACTTCTTTGAATGGAGAACTTCCGTCCGTTGTAGGTAAAATACGGATTGTTCTTTGTCCTTGCTTCTCATTATCTTTCAAAAGAGCTGCGAAATATTTTTTCATTCTTTCTTCTTGTGTAAATTTTGAGGTGTTAGAAGAACCACCTTGTTTTGAGCTTTCGTACTGTGCCAAAACTGCATCTAAGACATTTGTCGCCATGTTAATAAAAATTAAAAGTTTATATGTAAATTATAGGGGTAAAAAAGGGTATAGTCAAATGTGTGTCGCCGTAATATTAAAAAAAAATAAGGCCAATTTTACTCAGCCTTACTTGTTATGAATTGTATCTGTTCAATAGGATATCATCCTCATCTTCCATTGGTGCACTAAATGATTTTTCAATATCATTAGGGCTAAAATTTTCAACTTCATCTTGAGTTAAAACATATTCGTTTTTACCCGTTTCTTCCATTTCTTTTTGTTTGTCTTCAAAAAAGTCAGCTAAGTTTTGTTTGAATGGTCCTGAATCTAAGCTTCTTAATTCAAGTTTTTCTTGAGCCGTTCTTGGTCTGTATTTCTCAACCTTAGAATCCAAACTATCAATTTTACTAACAAGTTGATCCATCTCACCAAGTTTAGTTTCCATAGTTTTAATTTGGTCAAAAAGATTATTAAAGTATTCTTCTTGTTTGTCAGCCATTGTTTTTTGGTTGTCAATTAAATCAGTGATATCAACTTCCTCAGTTTCTCCTTCACCTTCAGCTCCTATTTCTTCAACATCAGGATCATTAGCAACATCTACAGGTGTTGGTTCTGCCGGTGGTGCCGGTGGAGCTGGTGCCGCAGGATCTGCAGGTGGTGCTCCCGCTGCCGCAGGATCTGCTCCCGGATCAGCCGGTGGTAATGCCGCAGGGTCTTCACCTGGAAGTGGTGGAACATCTTGTTCCATAATGTATTTGTTAATAGAGTTATATCTTGATATCTCTCTTAATATTTTTTCATCAATTCCCATCTTATCCGTTTAATAATGTTTTTATACCATGACTGGTCTCTACTTGTATTTTCTTAAATGTTTTCATAGTGTTGTCAACTCTTTCAATAAGACCGTCTTTCATTCTTACTGTGTAACAATCACCAGTATCAAGGTCACAAACTTGTTTTGTTCCGTCACCCATATCTTTTTCTGAAACTCTTGTGTTTTTACCCAAGTAGTTGTCCAATATTAATTTAGTGTTCATATTATTTTTATTTATAAATATCTCGTTATGTTGAAAGTTTATTGTGCTAATGATTTATACAAACTTAATGCGTTTTTAAATTCCTGTTTAACCAATGTTTGATCTTGTTCAGACATTTTGTTCCAAACATCTTGATTTTGTTGTATTGGGTATTCAACAACATAAAGTTTTGATAATACCTCTATCGCATTTTGATCTGTCCCATCAATACTTGTTGTAAACGTATTTAATATACCAACCGTTCTTGTATATACAAATTGAATAAAGGTATCAAATGATTTAAATTTAGCGATAGGTAAATTTGTGTTAGTTCCTCTTGATACACAATAATATTTTTTATCAATAAAGGTTGTAAATGAATCCCCATAAAGTTGTACTAAATCAATTGTACTATAATTGTTCTCATACGCCGATATCCCTGTTGAATTTCCTGAATCAACATAAATAAACGTAAACATTATAGATGCGAACGCTACCAACTCCGCATCTTTATAACCACTTGTTGTTAAATAACTTATAATACTGTTGTATAACTCTCTACTTGTTTTAGATGTTTGAGCTGGAACATCAATAACGGTGTAACCATAGTATCTTGAATTAGCCGATAATCCACAATCTTGGTTTTTAGTTAATTGTTCGTCAGACTTAATATTTGCTAATACATTTTGTTGTTGGTTTAATATGTTTGTAGTACTATTTAAATTTTTCTTTTCTTTCTCCTGAATCTTTGCCTCAATTGTTGATAGTATTTTAATATTTAATGTTTGTAAGAAATTGTCAATTTTTGGTAAACTATAGAATGGTTGACGTGACCCCTCAAATGAAGTTTCAAATCCGTTCTCCGTTATATTATGAGTTACCTTTCTAATCATATATGGTCCAGTAAACATTGGGATATTTCTAATATTAAAATACATCATAGGTTGTATTAACGCACAACCCATCATATCAATAGAACATTCATAACTTCTATTTTTATATAAGTTATATAATGAAACACTTTGAGTCGTTGATCTTTTATTCCTATCCATATTTGACATTTGGTTCAACATCTCTAAGGACTCTGAAGTTGGTTTACCCGGTGTTTGACTAACACTAAATTGTTTAAATATTTGTTGATTTTGTGATGTCATGTCAACATTAAATCCAACAACTTTATTTGAGTTAGCCCAATCTTGTTTGTCCATTTGATTTTCAATTAGTGGATTATCACTTGCTCTTCTCAAGTCAAACGCATCATCTCTATATCTATAATCAATATTATCTTTCATATCCAAATGCTCACTTGGTTTGTTTGCATAAAAACACAAGAACTTAGGTGAACTATTTCTGTAATCAACATTTAAGAAGGTTCCAAATAATGTATTTGCAAACTCCAAAGAACCATCAGGTTTTGGTACTGGATTTTTAACCGCATCTTGTACATTATAAAAGTTAACGTAAGATGGTAACATAAAGTGTTGGAAGTTATTCTGAACCAATATTGTTGTAATTATATCTAACAATGTGTTCTTATATGTTCCACCTTCAATTAGGTTTTGTATTTCAAATATATCAACTAATATCTTATCACCCACATTTCTACTGGCCCTATCAACTAACATTACATCCTCAAACAACGTTTTATTACTAATATCATAACCAGCAATCCAAGTATCGTTTAAAGCTTTAAATGTTTCCCACAATTCAGTTCTTGTTTGTTCGGTAAATCCTGCCTCTAAATCCGCCCTTGCTGATGCGTTATCTTGTTCAATGAATACCGTAGGTAATTGTTTCCTAACTTGTGGCATCATAACGTTAACAACATTAAAGATGTATGCATCTGACTGATCAAAATACGCATTCATTAAACCATAAAATGAAGTTAAATTTAAGTTATTATTGTTTAACTTTTGTGTTGCATAAATTTTAATTAAAGGTGCGAAATCAATTACGTTCTTCTCGTTAAATTGTACGTTTAAGTCAACAAAGAAATCAGTTATATATGATCCATTATTGGAATATGCTAATTTAGGTATTGTTGAGTATCCAACGTAAAACTCTAACGCTTTCCAAGTTTCAGGACTCTGTTGTATTGATTGAGCCAATGTAAGTGAACCACCTTGAGTTGGTAATGTACCATTTTCATAAGGTCCGTATATAATTGGATCTTCAAGGAACTTATTTGAAAAGGTTAAGAATAATCTTCTATCAAACATAGATGGGTTTCCATACTTAAACACAACATTATAATTAACAAAATTTGATAGTATCTGTTGGAATGTTTCATTTTGACTTGATATAACACTTTCCAATACTGTTTCAGGTGATGTTCCTGTTGGTGTTTTAACCTTAAACAACTCTCTCATAAGGTATTGGAAATTTTTATTAGCCTTATCAGATATTAAATCTGTACTTGCATTTGGATTTGCTTCCTGATTTATAAGTTGTAAGTTTTGACTACCTTTATTTGCCGGTAATGTGTCAACATAATCATAAATGGATCTACTAAAGTTTAAGAATTCAGACTCAAATTTATCTAATGTTTCAATATCAAATGTGGTGAATAATTCTTGTATGTCCGTGTATTTTGTTTGGTCTCCACTTATTAAGAAATTTTGTTGTAATTTTTCTGTGTTAAAAATTTCCTTCATATAAGTTCCCGGATCATTCTTAACTACCTTACTGTTATCAAACCAACCGTATTGAGGCGCATTCCAAAACAATCTAACTGATCCGTTGAACATTGAGTCATTATTAACTAACTCCTCTTTCATTGTTCCGTTCTTAAATGCTTCAACTTTTGTTTGATTTATATTAGAACCAAATGAAGGTAAAGTATAATAACCGGTCCCATCTGTTGTTCTAACTATAACAGACCAAGGCGTTACTCTCATACTTCTTTGACCATTATTAGGGTCAAAACCTGGAGTTTCAAATATAGTTGAGTTTGTAGTATTGATTAGTTTTAATTTACCTGACGTTATAAGTGGTTGTATCTGAGTTGACCCAATTCCCTGTAAGTAAGCATTTGCTACCACAAAGTTTGATGTTGTTGCGGTTTGACCTGTTGATATTGAGTACATTCCCGTACCCCCATTTATACCTGATAACTGACTTAAAATTGTTACATTACCATTTAACGACGCACCATTTAATATAGTGTTTGCCGATAACACATTACTATCAATCGCGGTTACCTTTAATGGTGGGTTTAATACTGTAAAACTTGATGTTACCGCTGATGTCGGTGTTATGTAATATAATCCATTTCCATTTGTTGTTCCTGATATTTGAACACCTAACGTTAAAGATCCGTTAGTTGATGGACCGCCAATTATGGTTCCACTTGTTATACCAGTACTCGTAAGATTTGTGATATTTGCATAACTTTTAATAACAAAATTAACGTTAGTTGCCGTTATTGTAACAGGCATAACATAAGTTCCTGTTCCACCTACAACACCCGATGTTTGAGATAACACACTTGTTGTTACACTTAAAGATGGTATTTGTATAGGTAAACTTGGTTTAATTAAATTATTGCTTATTGAGGTTATGGTTAAAACGTTACCATTAAGTGAACAAGTGCCCGTAACATCAAATGTCACACAATCACCACTAATTGGGGTTACCTCACATTTACCCGTAACTTGTGTCTGTCCACTAAATAATTTTAACCCTTGTAAGAACACATTAAAGTCATCTGTTAATTGTGGGTAGAAACCTGTGTTAATATCGGTAAATGGTTGATTACCTGTTGTTGTATTTTCTAAAACAATATCTCTTTGGGTTCCATCAATAAGTAAGTTAAAACTTTTTGTTGCCGCAGAATTAACTGGATCCCAATTCTCTAAATAATTAAAGTTAGTCCAAACAGGATCCAAAATATCTTTACCTGTTTTTTTATAAACTTTATAACGATTCCAAATAGAACCATATTTTAATATCCAAGCGTAAGGTAATTTATGAACCGCACCAAATTTCTTTAATGTTGCAAGAATGTAATCTAAATCAGATACTGAATCATTTGCTAATGTTTTATATTTCTCTCTAAGCGTACCAAGTGGTAAACTATTTAAGAACAAATATGCCGCAGTTCTATATGGTGATTGGTCAGCTTGTTTGTATCTAAAGTTAAAGACACCTTGTTGAATTGCGTTAATAAAGTAAGGGGTGTTTAACATTGAAGTTGTTTGTGTTGGTGTAAACCAACTTTTATCGTAATTTGTGTATTCTAAATTACCTTCGGTTACAACTTGATCCTCATATTTTCGTGTATTGTAAAAATCCTTTAACGTATCCGTTGTTGGTGTTACAATTGTATTTTCAAAATTGAAGTGGGTGAAGGGTCTCTTATCGTTATTAGTGTCTGTATCTAAAAAGTTAGTTAATGTCTTATGAGTGTTATTATATACTAACACCATTTTAGTATCAAAAGCCAACTCAGCATTATCCAAATACTTACCATACGCAAGATTATCTCTATCCCATTTTAAGTTAGTTAATGGGTATGTGTCAGTAAAATCATATTTGTTAGATGAAGATGAGTTTGCAAAGTATTGTTCTAAATTACTTAGATTTTTAGTGTTAGATAATGAAACATTAGGTTGTGACTTTAACGATTGTATAATATCTGAGTTGTATAGTACATTAGGATTTTGTACCTCACTCTTAAGATATGGTGTTACAAACTCACCTCTAATATATGATTGCCAACTATCCCCTTGACCTTCATTTGAAATGTGTCTTAAGAATGGAACAAAATTAGTACCATCAATAAGATACTCTTTTAATTTTTTAGAAAGGAATGGATTATCGGTACCCAAACTTTTTAATACGTTTGTTGCCTCATCGTCACCTTCAGCCTCATACACACTAAGGTCATAACCACTTATTCTATTCATTCTACTATAAAATGAGTTAATAATAATTCTCTCATATATTTCGTAGTAATATTTTGACTCTTCTTTGTTTTGGAAAACTTCGTTTGTGACCGGAAAATCAATTGCGTTTAACGATAGTCTTGATGGTTGTAAATCAACCACATTAAACTCCGCGCCCCCAACATCGTTAGGATTTAAACGTTCGGTATATCCTTTTATAAATTGTTCAACAAACTCAACTTCAGGCCAAATCTCAGAATTGTATGCCCTATAAGTACTTGCCACATTTTGAGCACCAGGGTAAATCAATTCAAACTTTTCTTGTTTGTCAGAACCTACGGTCTCTTGTATTACTTGAGGCCAAGGATATATTGGTTCATTGTTTTGTGTTGAGGTTTTAACGTCCACACTTGGTGCGGTAGTTACATTACCAAATATTGCCGCCCTTCTATATTTATTTTCTCTTTGGTCCCAAGCTTTCTTGTGAACCTCATCCATTAGTCTAAGGAATGCTTCTCCTTGACAATAGAAAATCGCAAGTATGTTTCTAATGGATGGTGTAAACCCAAGACCATTTTTTGTATCATTAAACTTTGATGCCAAACTTTCAGTAATCAATTGTTCACAATTACTTCTTATTGTTGACGCTTGTTTCGCCATACCTGTTGTGACATCCATAAATGAATTAGTACCATCAAAATAATATAATTTTGTTGTTATTGCTAATTGTATTTCACTTATTAAGTTATCATTGAAATTCTTAAACTTAATTGGGTCAATTGTCCCTTGTGGAGCATTTTGTTGAGCCAAATAAGTTTTCTCAAAATTAACATCTGATAATGATGCAATTTTTCTACTTAAAGTTCCTATTGTTATATTATTTGGAATTTCGGAAGGAATAACTGTACCACCAACTGCGTAGGTTCCTTTAATCCCAAAAATCTTATTTTCACTTAAACTTAAATTATATTTACTAATAAGACCTTCTAATTCAGCAACAGCGGCTAATCTTTTCTCAAGATTTAGTTCCTTCTTAAAGTTATAAACATTTTCACCACTTGATTTTAACACAATAGGATTTTTAGTATCCATATATGTATTGTACCATGATGAGGTATAGTTAAAAACTTTTTGCTGATAAGCTAAAATTTCGTTTGTGTAGTTTGTCATTTCAGTTAACACACCCAAATTTTCTTTGGCGAACTGATTTAAAATATTATCAATAAAGTTCTGTAAACGATACTTTAATTGGTTAAGAGTTATTTCAGGAAAATTATCATCAATTAAACCTTTTGATTTATAATCGGAATAAATTTCCTTCATTTTTTGATATCCACGACTAACAACCTTTGGTGCTTGTGCGGTGACTGATCCTGTTGAATTACCCTGTTCTGCCGTTCTTACCCCTTCTAATACAGTATTGTTATACATGTGTGGTACTGCCATTAAAGCACCAAAATTAACGTAAGATAATAAAGTATACTTATAACCGTAAAACTTCAACTTAACTTGAAAGTTGTGTGTTGAAGGGTCAAAGGTTGACGTAAACGATTGTAACATTATTGGAAGTTTAACCGCCTTACCATAATATCCTTTAATTGTTAATGTAAATTGTGGGTATGGTAATTGGAAAAACGCAGCGTATGGTGAATTATTTCCACCTTCAAATAAGGCTCTACCTTTAACGTCTTCTAAGTCAATATCAATAACAGGTAAGAAATCAAGACCAATACTTACTCTAATTGACTTCATACCTAATAATCCGTTATCAACAGCACCAGGTGTTCCGTTTGAAAGTAGGTTTTGAGTTATGTAATAGTCGTCCGATTTGTTTGGGTTCTTAACTGCGGTTTGGTTAGGTTGATTTACCCCCTTACCTTGTAGAGTATCTTTACCCGTTAATTCGTCAGCCCAATTACTATCTAAAAATGTTCTGAAACCAGGGTTTAAGAAATTGATTTTCCCTACCGAAATGGTTCTTTGAGAATCATTCATTGCGGTTCCAACCGCTAGTTTTGTTCGGGGTAAAACATTACATTCAAGGTTGGCATAATAAACCAAGTCCTCCTGTTTGACTAATCTGTCTTTAACATTACCTTGTTCATCAACAAGTTTATTAGGGTCTATAAGTGTAATGTTGTCATAATCAAACTCTACTAATATGTTTTCACCGTTATCTGCCATAATAGAAGAAATGATTATTTATTGCGTTTTTATAATCTTGTAATGAAGCTACTAAAGGAAATGGAATTGTCAATACTGCACCATCCGGAATGGAGAATTCGTATCCACTAAATTGTGGATTTGCCATAAGTATTAACCAACCAAAGTATGGTGTTCCGTAGAATTGTTGAGATGTCTTATCTAAACGTGATTGACCAACAATGTATATGTAGTTCTTATCTGAACTTTTAGAAGGTAGGGTTACATACGGAACAACTGTTTCTTGTCCGTTTATTAAAAAATCTGTATATCTATTCCAATATTGTAGTGCCATCTTAATTAAAAGTTACTTTTCCGTTAAATGTGTCGTTATTATTCAAGTTTTTACTTGAGTATAAATCTTTTATTCTTTTTGTTCTTTGTTCAACATTATCTGTTGGCGGCGTAATGTAGTTACATGTTTTCACCGTTGTGTCAGGTAATTTATATTTAACCGCATTTTCATATGCTTTAGTAGTTGCGTTGTTTTTAAGATCATCAATTCTCTTTACTAAAGAAGTATTAATACTTGCGTATTTAATTTTTAAATCACCACATATTTTAGTAATCAACGTAACCAATCCAGGATTTGCTTTAACCTCAGGTCCACTAGTAAGTTCATTTACAAAAGTTGTGAAATTTTCTTCTTTTGTAAATAAAGGAGAGAATGAAATGTAAAATCTATTTTCTTCACAATTACTAAACGATGGTGTTGAATTTATACTAAACGTACATCCATTACCGTCTTCAATCGTGCAACTATTTTTTTGATAAAGATCCAACTTAACTAACGTATTAACATCTTGATTAAATGCCTTTATTGTATTTGCAACAGATTCCAAATAAACATTTTTGATACTTCCAGGTGTTGTTACAGGGGCAAAGAAAGTATCCCCACTTAATTGATAAACCGTAGGTTCATTAGTGTCTTGTAATACACCGTCTGTTTGGTCAACAACAACATCCATCTGTCTAAATGTGTAATCCAAATCCTGTTGAATTTTTGTAAAGTTTTGGGTGGCATTTAATATAACATCCAATATTGCACTCTGACGATTGGTTGCATTTGTTGTTAACTTTTCTTTTAATTCTCTATTTTCTTTATTGGTTAAATTAGCATTACTACTTTTCAAAAGAGCCAAAATTGGTGTATCCCCACTATCAATATCTTTTTTAACTTTAGTTATTAAGTCTTCAGCGTATTGAGGATATTTGTTTGATTTACCATATAACTCAGTTTCAGCCGGATCAACGTATTCGGAAAGTACTCCTTTTGAATATGATCTATTTTTAGACGCCAACTGTAAAACACCATAATTGTAATCAGTAGTAAGTTTATTTAACATATCTGTATATGTTGTAAAATATTCAACCAACTTATCTTGTAATGATGTTAATAGTGGACCATAATCCATAGTTGTTTCATCCGTAATAACACCAATTGTGTTTTGACCTTTTTTAGGTTGTACGCTATTAATAACCGCAGCCTGAGCAGTATTAACTATTGGTAATGCACCATTTATCTTTTCAACAACATATTGATCCAACTTACTTGTATCTTCAGTTGCTACCGCTCTTTCATCATATATTTCGGTATTTGCGTAGTAGTTGAATGAAAGTGCGTTTTGTAATTGTTGTACGGGTTCTTTAAGTCCCATACCTCCAATTATATTAAACCCCATTTGCACATTACAAATCATTGGTTGTACACCAATACCTTCAGGGTTTAAATCTAAAGGTGAGTTATCATAACTAAAACTCATACTTGTTGGTACGATCTTACAATGGTAAAAGTCGCCAACCCTTAATACCAATATTGGTGGTGCTCCAAATGATGTATTTAACGCATCATTGTATTTTGGTCTTCCATCAGGTCCGATAACAGGTATTGTTTGTCCCGGTCTCGTACATTGATTTAAGAATGTAAGTCTCGCATTTAAACCTTCAGGTGTCATTGAGTGGAACGCAGGATTAAAGAATCTAATTTTATCTTTAATCGTATCATAAACCATTGGGTTAGTTTCCTTAATAACCTCAAAGTAATCACACTCACTGAAAAGGTTTCTTAAGATTTTCTTAGAGATACCTTCTTTAATTTTTTGTTCTACCGTTAACTTAGCTTCAGGTTTAATACTTTGTGTGGTTGCAGTTAATGGGTTTTGTGGGTTTGGTGGTGTTTCTTTAGATGTTGGTGGTGTGCTTGTTTCCACAGGTACCGGATCATTAGGTGGTATAACCGCATCAATATTCTTAATCGCCACTCTTCTACATCCCATCGCAGGAACACTATACCATTGTGCAGGATTGTTAGACGAATTAGCGTTTACAACTTGACCATTTGCGTTTAACGCTTTAGTTGTTACACGACAATTAAGATCAGCATTTAATACTGTTCCATTGTTTGTGTTATTAACACTAATGTCATTAACCGTAGATGCGGTTGTTAAAGGTGATTTTTGATTTTTTGGAATTACAATCTGTTCTCCGTTTGAATCAAATGTCATCTTAAATTTACCTTCGTCTTTATATTGTTGAATTGTTTTTTTATCCGATAATACTTGTGCTAGAAACCATTTCTCAACACTATTATTTCTTCTTTTAGATAACGCAACATTATAAGTTTCTGTTTGTGGTGCCGAAGCCGAACCAACCAAATCAATAGTAATTGTACCTTTAGACTTAATTAACACATCATCTATTTGTGCCAATAAATCTTTTTGTATAACATTAAAGTTACCCTCAACCACATCAGTAAAGAAATTAGGTATACTACTTGCAGAATATATGGTTCCTGCGTTATCAACTTGTACAGGTGCTTTTTGTTGGTAAACACTTTTTTGACCAATATATGTGTTATAATAAACATTAAATGGTTGTGCCGCAGTTGTACCTGGATTTACGCCAGGTATATCATTATCAAAGTAAAACCCTAAACCTTCAAATTTATTCCAATCCGGCGGAACAGGGTCTTCAGCTTTTACTGTACCGTTATTACCTGTATTAGTAGTTCCGTCACCACCTGAAGCATTTCCGGTCTGAGTGCCTACCCCACCCTCAGGAGTTTGTGGTATTGATTCAAAAACTATTTGTTGTTCCTCTACCGTTAATCTTGGGTTATTTAATATTTGTTGGTAAGTATATAAATCTTTGGCAGGTATTGTGTTAAACTTAGCTGCCAAATCATATAAGTCATATTTTGTACATCCAGCAAAGAACGAGTCAACAATACTTTGTATTCTCTCTTTATTCGCACCTTTCATTTGTTTTTCAATGATTGTGTTCATCACAGAAGGATTATCTACAATTATAGTCCAACTTAATGATCCGGATCTTGTTGTGTTTTTATATGTGTATATTGGTTCAGGTCTACCCAAGAATGTTGTTGGGTTGAAATCTGGTTTTGAGTCATCTGAGAATTTAAGGTTATAAGGTGGAAACCACATTATACGCCCACCGTTAGGTCCTTTTTCACAAACAGGTAATTCATCATAAGTGAATCCCGGTCTATCAGAAGTCCTCCAAGCTAAGTTCTCAATAGAGAACATATATTTTTTAACCTTACCATCAACAATGTTTGTTGATCCAGGATTCTTTAATGGTGCAATGTTTAAGTTATATGTGTTATCTAATATTGAGTAGTCCGCTCTCCTACCTTCTTTAGTAATACCCGCACTTTTTTGTAGGTCGGCATATGTGTAATATGGTGTATCCTTTTGGAAGATTCTACAGTACTCAATACCTGCTTGGGTCCCATCGGCTTGATTTACATATGAAAGTACCTGAGAACCTTTAGTTATCTCTTTATACCCATCATTAAACACTTTAGATACTTGGTTAATCGCAGTACCAACATGTTTTAGTCTCGCTTGACCTTGTACTTGATCTGCCGAATTTATTAACGCTTGAGTATTGGCGAGTATTGACCCTGGTTTGAATGGAATGTTTGTTGATTGGTATTGATTATAATCAGCGGTTATTTCATTAAACTGACCATCTAAACTACCAACACCACCTCCAACGGTTGCGTGAAATCCAGCATTGTCTTTATATTTTGGTGAAGTCCAAACTAATTGTCCTGCGGTTCCACCACCATCACTATACGATCTACCTTTTAAACCAAACTTAATAGTTTCTTCATTACCTTCATAAAGTATTCCTAACTCTTGAGGTCCGTATACTATTGATTGTACTTGTTCTCCGAAAGCATTTACGGGAACTTGGTTTGCCGGTCCGTCAATTTGTGAAGGTTCGGCGTCTTTACTACCAACATAATATCCACCACTTTGAGCAGAGTCTTGGTCAAATAATCTATTAACCGCTGCCGATGCTCCGGCGATTAAACCACCAATAATACCTCTATTATATGAAGGTTTATAAATATTATAATCTAATGCGGAGAATAATGCCGATCTTTGTCCATTACCTGTGTTGGCAACAAATATCTCAGAAGGATTTCTATACTTGTTTAATATTGGAGCCAATAAACCACCTGATAAAGCATTTGGCACTCCTAAAGCCGCAATTGTTTGTGCGGTATTTATAGGAGTGTTTTCAATAAAATAATTTCCAGGTATAAATGAAACAGGGAAATAAGTTCCTGTTAATCTATTTGCTAACGATACTGCGGCTAACACAGGATTTTCAGGTACCGTAATTTTCCAATTTCTAATAAAGAATGGTTGTTGTCCTGTGGCTAATAAACTTGCAGATAACGGATCTGTTACCGTATCTAAGTTTATAACACCTACCGTTGCTTGAGCAATCTCTTGAGCTATTCTTTCATTAAATGCAAATTTTAATTGAGATGCTCCAATTTTTGCTAAATAAGTATCCGAAGAAAGTAATCCGTTAGACCCTATTGGGTCATCTTGGAATACAATGTTATATGTTGAGTATGTTGAATAATTATAATATGCTGGATCCCAATATGGTTGATAAATGTTTTGATTACCAATTATATCAGTTATAATAACTAAATCTTTATATCCACCTGAAGGACCAAATTTATTGGTTACATATGCGGATTCTATAAAGAATTCATTTATAATATCTAATTGAGTATCTTGTGGTGCGTAAGGACCTTGATTTGTACCTTCCGGATTGTTTGTTGATGCAACACTATTTAAACCGATTGGACTACCAAACCCACCTTCAGGCCCATATTCATTTAATGGATATAAGTCGTTTGCAAATAAATTTGTTGAGACATAGTTGTCAGGTGAGTTAACCACACTACTAACAGTAAGGTTAGTTTCATAATCAACCGGTGTTGGTCTTGAGGCATATGCTCCGGCAACGCTATACGGTGCTAGGTTCTTAACTAACAGTTGTTTTCTAAATACCGATGAATTACCAAATGATAATGAACTATCTGACATATGTTTATTTTATAAATACAATATTATTGATTTTTTGATCCCACAGTTGCAGTCGGAGCGTTACCTCCCGCAAGTGCATTAGACATTGCATTTGCTGAGGTTGGGTTTTGTATCCCCTGTAATACGGCGTTTGTTATTTCTTCTTTATTCATATTTTTTGTATTTGCATCACCTTCAACTTTAACATTAGCATTTATTGTAAGTTCAGTTTTTGTTGTAGGTTTTTCCATATATGCCTTTGCTAAAATATCTTTAGTATCTTTTAATACCCCGTTCGCAATTGACTCTAACATTGCAACACCTTTAGCTGAAAGGTCTGAAGCGTTTGTTACTAATTTTTCTAAAGAAGCTGCTTGCCCAACAGCATCACCCTTAAATGTCGCAACCGCTAAATCCTCAACCGGTTGAGTTAAACCACCAACTGTTTTTCTAACTCCTTTAGTGGTAACCTCATCAGACGTTCTTTGTGCTACACTTTTTTCAACACCTTTAAGCCCATAAAATAATTTACTTAATGCTGGTGTAGTTGCTTTACCATATTCGGCAGCTTTTAATGTACCATCCATCAAACCTTTAATTTGTTTTAACTCATCAAGTTGTTCAATAGCTAATTGTTCAACACTTTTACCAGATTCTTCTTGAGACATTTTTAAACTTTCAATGTCTTTCCCTGTAAGTTGACCCACTTGTTTAAGTTCAACCTCACCTGTTTGTTCATTTTTAATGTTAATCATTGCCTTACCGTCTTTAAGTTGGGCCATTGACGCAATCAATTCTTTTGTTTCTTTATCTTTTGCTAATTCAGGAAATTCAATTTGAGACATTTTCTTATCAAAGTCTGCAGCATTAATTGACATTCTTGCAAGTTCATCGGCTTCAAGACCCAATTCATGAGCAACCTCTCGTAATCTACGTTTTGCCCCTGGCATAATTTCCATTTTACCACTAGCCTCATTAAACTTGGTAAACTCTTTTGAAATATTTACCATTTCTTTTTGTAATTGTTCGGGGTCGTTTTGAGCTAAATCCATAGCCTTTAACGGATCCAATAACGCACTTGATGTAACACCTAATCTTTGTAATGCCGCAGACATGTCAATTGCCTGTTCAGGATTCATAAGTTTTTCAGATAAATTAAATACTTTATCCATATTTATGCCTAACCTTGACGCTTGAGCAGCCATTGATGTTAAACCTTTAATACCACCTTCAAAATTATAAAGGTTCATTTTACCTAAGTTTTGAACAACACCATCTGAAACCGCTTTTACAGATACCCCAACACTTTTAGCGTAATTAGCAACATCTTTCATTTGATCACCAACGTCGTAAATTGAAACTCCAACTTCTCTGAAACTACTGGCTAACGCTCCAACATCTTGACCTGTAAGTTTTGCCGCCGCGGACATCTCAATGATTGCCTCATTTCCAATACTAGCCGCAGTACCTAAACTTTTTGCAATTGCGGTAAAACTTTTAACAGCAGTGTCTTGTTCAAGACCCATTTTTACTAATTCTGGAGTTGTTTCAGCAATAGAAAATCTAAATTCATCAAGTCTCTCTTTTGAGACACCAAAACTTTGTTGTATTTCAGTACCTAAAGTATCTAACTCACCAAACGCTTTTCCGCTACCCTCAGATATGAAATCAAAAGCACCTTTTAATGAACTTCCTGCATTATCTGCGATTTTACCAAGATTGTTAAGTCTTAAATCCCAACTTAAAGTATCATTTATAGCACTTTGAGTTGCATCTTTAGTACTTTTATCTATTGTACCCTTTAAACTATTAACTTGATCAGTTAAACTTTTGGTTTGTTTTTTGTACTCATCAATTTGTTTTAGTAACTCATCCTCCTTAGCCATAGTAATTCTTTATACAATAAATATTTTATTTTTGGTTTTGGGTTTCCTCCACAAATTTTCCAATCAAATACTTACGGACATAAGTAGGCATAGACATAAACTCAGAATATTGAGTTCTGAATATTTTTGAGAAATAATAAAATTCGTCTAATATTGTTGCCTTATATTGATAAGAAAGGCCGAAAAAATTCAACCCCAAAACCAATCTCAACGACTGCTTTTTCTCCTGACGGGGTAATTACTTCTTTTGATAGATCTAGTCTCGGTTCATTGTCATAAACAAATCGTCTAATGTATTTTGAATCGGCGATTGGCATCTGCTCAACAAAAGTTGCAATTTTCAGTCTGTCATCATCACCATCAAGTGATACAATGTGTTTCAATAATTTTGTGGTAACGGTAGGGGCTGTTCTTTCAGAAGGATAAGATTTAATTATTTGTTCTACTTCAAGCCTATCTACCATATTTAAAAGTTTTAATTTAACCTTTCTTTTACTCACAGGAAGTGTCGTCTCAAATGTACCGTCGTCTAAAGGTTTTTCATTTGTTTTTTTGTAGTTTAACTCATCTAATAGAATTGATGCAGTGAATACCTCATCTGTTTTTGGATCCGTAATTTTAACACTATATTCAGGACCAAATGATGTATTTCTTAAGAAAATTAAGATTGCCTCAATATCACCATCTAAAAGTTCTTCGGGTCTTAAATCCTTTTCAAATATTTTATTTCTTAATAATGGTAGAATAATGCCTTCATTAATGTTTTTTCTTGAATCAATGTCAGATAAAATATTTTCATCTGCGGCAGTTAAATAACCAACTTTTATTGATTTCTTTTTAGATTTGTAAAAAATACCCTGAGAAGGTAATGATACAACATCGTGTGGTAAATTAAATTCTGCCTGACCAGCAGCGTATGCGTCTTGTTCCATGAGTTACTATTTTATAATTAAAAATAAAAAAAGACCGTGACTAGTAAAGCCTACGGTCTTATAAATAATTTAATGTTATTTTTTTTAGTATACCAATATACATCTATCCATTTGGATACCACAAGTAATACCTGCAATAGCATCCGAACTATAAGATAAAGAACCCCCATCGTATCCTGTAAGGAAAGCTCCTTCTATAATCCACTTCTCAACGACAACTCCTGTTGGGTCTAACATCTCAAGGTCAACATTTTTCTTGTAACCCGCAGCATAACCCATACGACCTGTTACTGACTCCGCACATAAACGAATCCATTCCATAACCGCTTGTGAAGCTGAAGGCCCGATTGGATCACGGAACTTAACTGAAAGTGGTTCCCATTTAAATCTACCAGCAACATAAGTTGAAGTATTCAAAAACTGTATTTCGGTTGAAGCAATGGTTAATTTAGGTCGAGCAAATGTCTCAACATACCACTCGTTAATACCAAGTGATGAAGGAAATCTTAAGATCCATCGGTTCTCCCTTTTTGGTTCGTAAGGTATCGGCATTTTCATTAACAAATCAGCCATACTATTTTTTTGTTTTAATTTTTGTTTATTTTTTTATTATAAATATATCAAAGAAAATTTTTTTCTATTTACTTCCATTTTTTTTCCAGATATACTCTTACTAGAACTAGTTTTAACTAATTATTAATATTCTTCTTTACCTTGTTTTGATGTAGCATAAATCTTTAAATCATCTTTATCTGGAAAATGCTTTCTCATTGTTTGTACATTTCTTAAGTCATCATCTGAAAAACCAATATATGGTGTAAAATAATTACTAATTTTGTTCTTCATAAATGCCTTCTCTTGTAATTGTTGTGAAAGGTGTCTAACATACATCATAAATTCTTGCATAGCCTTAACTTTTAATTCTTCAGGGTTCGCAGCAGAACCTTCACCAAAAGTAACAGGATGATATTTACACATATCTAAATAAGCTCTTATTAATTCATCATCAGATAAATCTTCTTCATCCGCTAATTCTCTATATTTTCTAAGGTTCTTAACCAATTCTTTTGAAGACAATCCGTGTTTGTTTTGTTTAATTAAATTATAAATTGATTGTTTAAGAACTGAAGGGGTATGTCCCCTTGCTGTGATGATTGAGAAAACAGACCCATTATTAACCGCCTCAACAAAGTCACTCCATGCAGGACCCGTTTCAGCTGTCATCGCATCTTTTACGAATGCTTTATCACCGGGGATTTTAAAGTCTCTAAACGCTTCGTCGTCAAAACCTACTATGGTGTGTCCTTCATATTTAAAAGGTTCTTTACCAATTTCAGTTCTGTGTTCCGCAAAATCTTCGGTAGACATACCAACTGTTTTTCCTTTATCGTCTTTCAAATAAATCTTGGTTGGCATGTACATTAAATTGTCATCCCAGTCAAAAGCATAATACTTCATCGTAGGTTTCATCTGATCGTGAATAATCTCACTCAGTATTTCTCGTACTACTTTTTTATAATTCATAATAATAAATATCTAGTAAAATAAAAAAAGGGGAACTTTCGTCCCCCTTTATGTTTGAATAATAAACCAACTTATATATTCTCAAACGATGCTCCCGTAGGAGTAATGTAGAATGTAATGTCAATGAACTCAAGTGACCTTGTTGGTTTGATGTAAATCTTACCTGTCATTTGATTTCTATCTAAATCTTCAGGATCATTAGAAACTGTTACTCTAAAGTCATAAAGACCTCTGTCTCTTCTAATCGCATCTAAGATTGGGTTCACCGCATTTAAGAAGTCTTGTCTTACCTGTGCGTCGTTTTGTTCAAACAACAACCTTACAGATACTGCAGATATCAATTTACGAGCTTGTAATAACAATCTTCTTACGTTAATTCTGTCAAGAGCAGATTCTCTAACTTGTAACGTTTTATTACCCCAAATTACAGTACCAACATCAGAGAAGGTTGCGATTGGGTTAATTCTACCGTTGTAAAGAATGTCTCTATCTTCTTGTGTCAACTTCTTACGTGCTTTAATACAGTTAACAATACCACGAGTGTAACCTGCTGCCGCGAACCAAGGGAATGCGATGTTGTCGGTTAACGCCAAGTTTCTTGTTACTTGTGCTGTTGGTGGAATATAAACCTGAGTATTGTTTACACTATCTCTTGTCAATACCCAAGGGTAGTAAGTACAAGTGTAGTTAGAGTCAATACCTGTGTTGTATAAGTTATCTACCGCTTCAGTTGGGTAAATCAATCCGTCATTTCCTGTTGTTGTTGGTAAGAACATATCGTAGTCAGGGGTTGTTGTGATATACAAAGAGTCAGCTCTGTTGAATGTAATCATATTAACCGCATCTTCAACCAAGTTACTGTTATTCACATAATCAATACCTGGTGTTACGAATACGTTGATGTTTGTTGCCTCAGGGTTAGCGAATGTTTGTTGTCCTAACAAATATGCGTAGTAGTCGGTGTTAGCAAATGCCATTGTTCCGTCACCAATTGATATTTGTTTAAACGCTCCCCAACCTGTTGCAGAAGGATAAAGTGTTGATGGACATGCTCCTCTTAAGAAACCTCTTCTACCAAGTGAGAACTCATCTGTATTTGTTCTACTTTCTCTATAGATGTCCCATCCGTCAAATCCTCCTTGTACTAATAAGGTAAACTTACGAGCGAAAAGTCTAAAGTATGGGTTAGTTGGTGTTTCAGGATCTGTAACGAATGATGCATTTCCACAGATAAATCTTGGGTCACCACTTGTTGAGAACTCAGGTCCGATTGTAATACCACTTGCGTTAATATCCATGTGGAAACCTGCTGATCTGTAGTTAAATGGAACACTATCAATATCACAAGAGTTGATTGGATTTCTCTTACCTACATATTCGTAGTAAGCTGGATCCCATCCGTAACTATTAGATATACCTAAGTATGTTCTTCTAACATTGTCACCATTACTTAAAACAGCGTCGTTGTTTCCTGAAGATAAACCAAATGGTGGATCGTAAACTACCTCACCCGCATAATCATATTTAGCTTTGATGATTGGGAATGCTGAATTAGCTCCCGCATAATTTCTAAAGTTAAATCCGTTGAACCCACAAGGCATTGCATCTATCGGTGCGTCTTCGTTGATTTCAACCATAATGTATTTAGACATTAATGTATATTCACCATCTAATGTACCAATCTTAACACCAATAAAGTTGTTTTGTCCCGGATCCATTGTACAGTTTGTATATTTCTCAAGAACTACTGGGTTAGCATCTGTGTCAAAGTAATCTCTTACTAATACATCAAATGTACCGTTGTTAAATGTTTGGTTGATGATTGATAATTTAACCAATGTGTTTGCTCCATCACCATCAGATATTGTGTAGAATCTAAATAGGTCAAATACTTTATTACCTCTTAATTCAGATACAACCCAAGGCGAGTTAGGAGTTTGATATCTATCTAAGTACCATCCAATTGAGTTGATGTCACCACTTTGTGCTGAATCTAAGGCAATAAGTTCAGAACTTAAACCTCTAATGTATCCTTTGTTCCAAGAATAGTTTAACCAAGATTGGAATGCTTCTTCACAGAATAATGGAACACTGATTCTTGGTTTTTGGAAGTTAGTTACTCCAAATACTTTTTGAATGTATTCTGAATCATTTTGACTCAATGAAGTTTCAAATGTAAAGTTTGTACCGTACTTGTCAGTTACATTTACTGCAAACTGTAAGAATGGATTTTTAGTTACACCTGAGTACTGACCTGTCATATTTAAAGACACATTTGTAAGACCTGTTACTGAGTAAGCTGGATCTTCAGCACCTGCCGCGTAAGTTGAGATACCTCTTGATCTTAATGTTGAAACAACAACATTATCATAGTTTGTATAAGATGTTCCTGTGTAGTAGTAAATCTTACCAACAATACTTCCTTGATAACAATCTATATTCACCGGTGTTGGTGTAGGTGTTGGGGAGGTAAATGGTGAAGGTGTAATACAAGGATTAACAAATGAAGGTGTCGGTGTCGGAGACGCTGATACCTGTGGTGTAGGTGTTGGGTTAGGGTAGTAAGCCGTAAGTCCTGAAACATAAGTAAAGAATGAGAATCCTGAATAAGCCGTTCCGCCAGTGTGAGCGAATTGAGAATAATACCAAGAGTCATTCAATGGAGATGTTAATGATGTTTCGTCAAATGAAACTGAAGGAACTTGGTAAACATTTGTTGATGCTGACCATCCTGCCGCTTCCAATGTATTATAATCATCAGTTGCAATTGACCCAAAGTATGAAATATATTCATCTTCAGCCATATATGGTTGTGAATCTGTAATTACATTAAAGATTAAATCTTTTATTTGAGCATCTATTGATGAAACTCCACCATTAAACTCTTCGTATTGAGTATAAAGTTGAGATTCAATAGTATCAGGGAATGTTGTGGTATATCCGATTGTAGATGTACTATTAGTACAACCAGTAAAGTTAACAACAAATGTTAATTCTTTTGGAGTAACACAAGTTGTAACACAAGTACTATAATCCGTCACCGAACTTAAACACCATACGTCAATTGTTGTTGGGTCAACATTCGCAATAGTTGTGATTGACCAAGATGGTCCCGCATCATAACCTGATAAACCTAAGATTCTTGTTACGAATAATTGATTTGATTGTTGTAAATACGCTTGTGCTATATAAGCGGCTTCGTATTTTGGAATTTGTGTATTCACAAACTTTTCTGGGGATACTCCACCAAATACAGTTTGGAATTCCGTAAAATTCGTAATGAAAATAGGTTCAAATGCCGGACCTATTAATGTCTCTCCGACTATCCCTAAGGTAGTAACACCCACACTTTGTGCTACGAAACTTAAGTCAACTTCGGATGTGTACACTCCAGGAGAAACAAAAACCTTACTATTTGTGCTAGTTGCCATACTGAAAATTTCTTTTATTTAATTTATTTTTCTATAAATACTTTCCAAAACACAAAAAACTTTACATTAAGAAAAGTATTTATATGTTGGTATGATTTTATTCTGCCTTTTTTCTACCCTATGGATGACGATATCAAAAAGATAAAAAACTTAAAGATTGACATTGAGGTTCACTCAGTGTT